CAGCAATACTTGAGCTAAACGATGCTGAATCTAGCAAATATGAAGTTTGATTTGCGGCAATGCTTGAACTAAACGATGCTGAGTCTAATAGATAACTACTATTAATCGACGCCGTTGATGAATACAAACTACTAGTAAATGTATTGAACGATGCAGTAGGTAAAAATTCAGGAGTTACTGCTATAGTTAACGTATTAGTTACTGGATTAGTTGTTAATGAAATATCATTGCCTGCAGTTATAGTCATTGTATCAGTAGCATTTGCTGCAACTATACTGCTTTGACCAGTAACTGCAAATGTTGTAAATGAACTTCCAGAATAAACTCCAGATCCCGACACATTACCATATAATGCAGCCGAAGAAGTATAATATAGCCGTCCGGTACCGGTATCGATTACAACTACATTATTTAAATTTTGTTGAGTAGCCGACGGTACAAACAAACTACTAGTAACAGTTAAATTACCATTAACGGTTTGACTGCCTGACACATTAACAGAACCGGTGATATCTACATTTCCTAAAAATTTATGCGGCAAATTTGAATTTGCTACATACGTTATGCCTTGTTGTTGAATTGCATCTTCTTCAATGTATCCGGTGTATATTATAGGAGATATTAAATCATTAGCTTCTAGATTATTAAATACATTAACTCCCGTAAATGTATTTGACCCCGTAGTTGCAGCCGAGCCGCTAAATATTTCTAATGCATCAATTCTAGTATCAAATGATGCTGATGAATTTAAGAGTGAACTACTTAATATTGCAATGCTAGAACTATTTGCAATTATTCTAGTATTAAAAGAACCAGAATCAGTTACAAGATTTGTAATTCTCGTATCAAATGATGCCGAATTAGTTACAAGGTTTGTGATTCTAGTTGAAAAAGAACCAGAATCAGTTACGAGATTTGTAATTCTTGTATCAAATGATGCCGATGTAGATAAATAACTAGATGATAATAACGAAATACTCGATACGTTATTGATAATTCTAGTATCAAACGATGCAGAATCTTGCAAATAATTATTTCGATTTGTTATAATTCTAGTATCAAATGATGCAGAATCTACTAAATATGAAGAAGTAAATGATGTAAATTGTACCTCACTAGCATATGATAAATCTAAACTAGAACTAAAAAATTCTAAATTAGTTAATCTAGTAGCATCTGAACTAGAATTAGATAGAAAACTGCTACTTAATATTGCAATGCTAGAACTATTTGCATTTATTCTAGTTGCAAATGATGCTGAGTCTACATAATAAGTAAATGGACTACCCGTAATCTCATAGTTAGTTCCATTTGTATTTATAATAATATTCGGTCCAGCAACTAAACTTACATATGAAGCCGTAATTGCATTGTTTGACCAACTTGCTGTTCCTTGCAATGATGCAGTTACACCTTGAGTAACAATCATTGATCCGGTAATTTTCAATGAGCCAGTTAATTGAACTGATTCAGTGACCGCAGCAGTAAAGATATCATATAAATCTGATACAAAACTTGCCGAGATCAAACCACCAGCAACAATTTGAGCACGATTATTAGACAATTTGCCCATGATAAAGGATCCTTTTTGTATAAATATAAAATCAATAATTTATTACGCGACCTTTTATGTCTTTGTTAGGAAACTTGAGCTCAAAAATACTAGGATCTAGCGAAGGATAAATAACTCCGTTTTTTGTAGCTGAGGCTAACTCATATACATTACCTGAATAATTTAAGGCAGTATCATATAAGTTATTAAATACTACATTAACTACAGATTGTACACCTTTTACGTTTCCTAATAAATTCGTAACATCTGATTTCATGATAGGTTGATTTATCTGCCATCGATCTATGTTGAAATATGTTTTAACGGCATCAATGCATTTTAATAAAACTTCATTGCTATTGTAATTTGATAAAACTGATATTTCAAACTGTACGCCTATATTGATTATAAATGCATCTTTAATATTGATTGCATCGGTTAATATTCGATAATAATTTAAATAATTTTTTAAATTTTCTTTAACTGCTCGATTAAGTGCTGTAAGTTGTTTGTTTTGATTAAATCCTAATACATATAAATTCATTGCCAACGGATTAGCAATTCTTGTTTGTTCAAATTCTTGTTGAGAAATTTGATCATCAGGAACAATATATGCTTTTGCTACACTACCAAATTTTGATGGCATTGAATATGCTCGTATAATATAATCATCTCTAGTTACTAAACGATTCTGAGTAGCAAAATTTGCTAAAGCGTTGTTTTTGATATCTTCTAACGTATCAGCTGTTTTAGCACCAGTTGCAGGATTAGCATTTGTTACCGCAACTGTTGATTTAATGAATGTTTTAGTTGATGCGTTAGAAGTAGAATTAATGTCATCTATAAAATCTATGAAAACAACGTTGGATAATACACCTGCAGGTACATTATCTGCAATTCCATTTCCTACACTGTATGTTACAGTTAATGTAGTATTTGATGGTGCCTGTCCATATGTTTTTGTATATAAAAAATTTGACGGATCAATATTGACATCAACATTTCTTCGAAGTGCAGCTAATCCATTTCCAACATTTGATGGATTTGGAATTATTTCCTGATCATTATTATCAGAAATACCAGACCCAAATTGCATTTCTAAACGATTATCACTTCGCAATCTGGTAACAAAACGTTTTGCAGTTTTACGTAATTTTAATAAACTAGGAGCAGCCGATCTATATGGCGATAGTTCCGGATCATTTTCTAATAGATTTGGAACTTCTTCAAAAATCGTATCTTGTGCTAAGTATGGAACTTCGTACCAATTATCTCCGTCAGTTTCTTTAACAGAAATTATTTCAATAATATTTGATTCAGGTAAAACTACTTTATCATATGCGATAGGATTTGTAAACTTAAAATTTGTAGTTCTAACATCTCCCGAAACAGCCATAACTTGTTTTTTCAATAAATAATAAGTTGGCAATTTTGTGCTAGGATTTGATTCATATATGGTTATTTCGGTTGTATCATACGATGAAGAAAAAGAAAAATCAATTGAATCTAAAGTTCTAAAAACGGATGCACCATTACTTTGTTGAACGCGCATTCCTGGTTTAATTGTTAAGGCATAATCAAAATCAGGACGTACATTCGCGCCTGTCCCTATAGCCGGTAATAATTGATATACATCTAACATTACATATGCTGGCACAACATTTTTTGGTTGATATCCTAAGTTTTTAGCAATATCAAATATATTAGTACGCTCCGATGCTTGATCTAATAATGATTCCCGTAAATTAACATCCATATAATATGATAAAACGTCGCCGACATACGCTGACATTTCTAGGAACAAAGATCCAGGTGCTGATTGATTAAAGTCAGTATATGTTGTAGGAAAATATTGTTGTGCAAAATCAATTAAATTTTTTCTAAATTGATTAAAATCTTTACCTAAATACGAAATATCTTTTTTTGTTTCCATGTTTTGCCTTAAGGAGTAACGGTCAATGTGTCATTTTGATTAACTCCTAATGATAATGTTTTTTCTTCTGCACTATAAGAAGGAGAAAAAGTTATTTTTACTACAACATCATGAATCAGAGTAGGATCATCATCTGGAGTTATAACATCAATATCCATTAAAATAATTTCAGGTAGCCATTGATTTACTGGTTCTGTTATATAATCAATAATATCTTGTTTTATTTCTGAAGTATTTGGTTGAAAGATAATTTTTAACAGATCCGTACCAAATGTTGGTAACATTAATCGTTCACCTTTTCTAGTTAATAGCAATGTTTTTAATTTAGCAAATTCTTGTTCAATGCTCGTATATGTTGGTTCAAATACAACATTACCATTTTCTCCTAAAGATATTCCTAATGTAGAAATATTTGTATTGCGAATAACATCTGCAGCAGTAACAACCTGGTATCCCATTATTTGCCTTTTTTCTTATTAATTGCATTCATCAGCGCTGAATAATCTCGAGTCATAGCTTGTTGAACTTCAACTGGCACGTGAAGGGCTTTACCAGTTTCAGGATCTTCTATTACCTTCGGTTGCGCCGGCGAAATGCCCATTGCTTCTTTCATATTATGTCGCATTGAACCAAAATTAACCGCATCATGAGATGTCATTCGAATTTCTTCAATACCCTCATTCATTATGTCAGCAAAACTATTCATAGCTAATGGTTGTTGTTCAATTAATGAATCTGTTTCATTTAAAATCGATGCCCATTTATTATCAGTAAACTGAACTTTTGATTTTTTTTCCGATTCGCTAACTATTTTAGATTCGCGAACTAATTTGTTTGCATCTACTTTAGCCTGTTGTTTTGGTTGTGTCATTTCTGTAATGGTAGATTGTAATCCTTCACGAAGAATTTCAGTTAATTCTTCTTTTATAACTTCTCGTACGGCAACTTTAAGTGCTTTTACTAATGTTTTTGTATCCATATGACTCTTTTTTATATAAATATTAAGTTTAGTATTTTATACCACGTGGCCATTCGGTATGTGATAGTTTAGGCCCATAAAATATTAAATTTTCTGTATCAACATAATAATCACCCATTTTACCAATATCTGCAGTAGGCTTTCCTTGTTGTTGAAATACTGTACTAGGAGCTTCTTGCAAATTAGACAATACATCTAATTGACGCGTAATTAACGTTTGAATTGTAGTAGCCCTATCAAGTAAATCTTGTTCCGATACATTAATGTCTTGATAAAACTCTGATGGAAATAGATCATTGTATGTATCCATGGACTCATCGGACTTATCAATTGAAGGCATTGTAATAACAGGAACATCGCCATTACATGCACTACTTAATTTTTGCAATGCTTCTTGAATTGGCGGCATTACTACCGGTGATATTTTATTGATTAACGTTGCTGGATATTCTTGTAATCGTTTAATACACGTTAATGCATTAGCAATCGTTGCATCCTGAATAGCTTGTAATTGTTGTGCAATAAACAATGGAGCTGTAACTGGATTGGATAATTGTGCAATTGTAATAGCAGTCTTTATGCCTTGAGCAATATCAATTACAGTTTTTGTTGTATTAACTATTTGTTGTACTTTTGGTATAGTTTGTTGTACTCGTGCAATTTGTTGTTGAATTCCTTCTAAATCGCGTTTAAGTTTTTTGATTTTAGGATCATCGCATTTACATTTTATTGGAATTTGAATTGAATCTTGTACTATTTTTAACGATTGATCAATTAATTTATCAGTTTCTTTTAAACTCAATTCAACTAGTTGATTAGTTAATTTGCCAGCTAATTTGGGTATTTCATCTAATGGAGGTACTATTGCCATATATTACTTTTACTTTTATTTTCTTGGATTAAATTCCATTCGATATTTTGAACTTACAAGATCAACTAAGCGATTTCGTGCCTTAGCTAACTGAGTTTTTGATATGAACCCACCAGTTAATTCGCCACATTGAATTGGAACAAATTCTAAATGATCTAATATTTTTACTAATACATCTAGCAATACATCTCCGTGTACTAACGGTTGTGATGCAGCTTCTCCGCCAATATATATGTTGTTTGGGGTGTTTAATACAATTCCTTCTCGCGAATCAATCACAGCAACATCTCGTTTTGCTCGAAGTATAACACGATCTGCTACCCCAACAAACTGCGAGCCTACAAACGAATTGTTGTGTACTGTTAAATCTTTAGATAATGTCAATGTATCTAATTGCTGAGTGCTAGTTAAATATAGCGATGATGCATCATTTTCTAAATTTTCTACCACAAACTCGCGGCCAGATTTATTTATTCGACCATTCGATAAAATAATAATCGGATCAGATCTTAGTATGTCAGTTTGATTACCTCCGGGAGTAAACCACGTTGGCGATTTATAATAATGCCCCTCAGGATATGAAGTTGATATTGAATTACTAAATCGTATACTATTTCCCCACCGACCTTCGATTAAAAAATCTCCTTCATATGGTTGCAATGGCGATATAGCTTTTTGATTAAATGTTTTTCCAGGTTTCGTTTCGTCAATGTCTTGTTGAAGAGCACCATCAGACAAACCAGGTAGCATGTTATGATTAATTGAAGATTGAATATCGATCGATGATACATAAT